CTGCTAATCTCATATTCGCCTACTGGAATACCAACAATTTTTGGAGAGTTAATAAACTCAATTTTTTTCCATGTTTCAAATTCCATGCGTTATTCCTTTCTTCTATATTTATTTCAAGTTTTATTTTTCAAATTAAAGGCTGGCGATGAGTGGTTATGTGTAAACACTAAATACTCATTGACTTTACGGCTCGTTCCGCCACCCTCCAGCAATAACTTATTAAAATGGTAGGTCTTCGTCGTTGATTTCCATATCTTCGCCAATATTTGGAATATCTTTAGCAGGATATGAATTTGAAGCAGCTCCTTTGGGCTTATACAAGCGTTCCACCGTAGGGAAAGCAAAGTTATTATTCAAATACTGACCATCTTCTTTTTGCTCAATTCGTCCACTTATTGTTAGAATATCGCCTGGCTCAACTCTAAAATTAATAAACGCTGATGCATAAACCCATTTACCAGTTGAATCTTTAATAATAGGAGTACTGATGACTTGCTTTTCCCCTTTTTGAGTGTTGACTGTTCTAGTATTTTTATCATTGACCTGAACTACTGTTGTTATAATACTCATGATTTTTTCTCCGTGTTTTCATTAATCCATTCTGCAATTTCTTTAAGAGCTGCAGCTTTTGGTAATTTATTCCATTTAGTTAAAAGCTCCATAGGTGCTTCGTTATCATTAGCAGCTTTCAAAGCTCTTTCATATTGAGCGTTAAGTTTTGCAATTTTGGCTTGCTTTTCTCGTTCCGCTTCCACATCGGCTTTTTTAGCCCTATTTTCGCGTTCTGTGCGATTTTCGTTGCTGTCGCTATCCTTTGTGTCATCAATCAAGTCAGCTTTTGTATTTTGAACCTTTGGATTCTGAGGTAAAGCCCAACTTGGAAGCTGTGGATTCTTCCACCAAAAGTTCTTTTTTGAATTTTTATCAAAAACTTTGTTCCAACCATCAGTCTTTTCAAGTGATGTTTGAGCGAAACTGGTAGGTAAGTCATATAAATATCTACCTACCCCCCATTGGACAGCAGCTCTTTTCATTGAGCCAGATAACCCACCTTTAACTGCTTCAACCTGAGTATTTTCTGCGCCATCCCATTTGGTGACCCATTCGTCTCCAAACTTAACGGATATACCGCATAATGTTCCGCCATCTGGAGCTGTTTTGAATTCGTTCTTCCATCCAGCAATTCCAAAAACTTCATCAAAACGTTCTTGGACTGCTCGATTATCCATATAGGCAAGAACCATAGCCCAAGGTTTACCTTGCTTAGAAAATCCTGATTGTTGAACTCTCCAAACTACTCGGTCTGGTTGCAAAGGTTTTTGTAAGGCAAGCATTTGTTCTTCATAATCTGCCATGATTTACCTCACGCATCCCATTTAAGAGGTGCTTTCTTATCTTTATAAACAATGGATTGCTCAAGCTCTTGTTCTATTCCATCTCCAAACTTGCTCTTGAGTTTAGTTAAAGTAACTGGCTCTACACAATCCCAACCATAAGCCTTAACTAAGTCATATTTCTGTTTATTAGTCATGGTTAAGACTTTTTGTTGTGATGCTTTACCATAACTCAAACGATTGAATTGTTGACCTTCATCAAGCCGTTTTTTAACCTCAGTTTCGCCCTTTTTATAAAGGTCAGCTATAATCTTTGCCTGAGCTAAAAATTCTGTAAGTGTGACATTATCCATATCTTTTATAGCTGATGGATTCAAGTCAACCCTTTGTCCATCTCCATCTACTGGTATAAGTTGTAAGTCCATTTAAATTCTCCATTTCAAATTTCTAGGCATTCGTGGTATAATTTAAGTAGAAGTTTTGGCGAATTTCCTACTTGCTCTGCGTGCCATGCAGGGCTTTTTTATTTTGCAATCGTTAAATTCTTGTTTGTCATTTTCTGACGAGCAATATCATTTTTATGATGCTGCATGTTTTCTGCGAACAACTCCCGATTTTCTTCTTGTAAATCATTAGCGAAATCAATCCAGTCTTTAAGGCTTTTTTCGCAATTAACAAGGCTCTGTTGAGTCGATTCCAACTCTTTTTTCATGCGATCATAATCCGCAAGTTTAAATTTTTCTTCTTCTGTTTTAAATCCGAACATTTTATTTTCCTTTCTATCTGAATTCATCTAAGCTGATGTCTAATGCATCCGCTATTTTGACCATTGTTAGCCAACGAGGATTTTCAGAATTTCTTTTTTTAAATTGATGAATTTGTTGAGCGCCAAGTCCTGTAACTTTTCCAAGTTCATACTCGGTCATATTTTTCTCAACAAGTTTAGTTTTTATCTTCGACCACAACATTTAGTGTTCCTTTCTTGTTTTTTACATAATTAAACACAATATATAGTATGTTATGTTGACTAATATAATTTGTAGCAGTATAATAGAGTTAATGAAATTCAGGACAAATCCGTTAATACCAAATAACCTACTCTTGTATTTCAAAATATTAATGAAAGGAGCAACAAAATGGATTTAGTTATTTTTTTAAGAGACTATTCTTCTAAAAAGCAAGATAAAAATAGTTCTAAAGTTATCATTGTTTCACTTTTTAAAAAACTTACTTACAAAGATTTTTTGGGCGAACACTCTTTTACTAGCGAACTTGACTTTGATAAATTAAAAGATATTGATATTATCGATAGCTCGAATTATCATATTGAAGGAGACTCTAGCCAAACTATTATACGAGGAAAGGATATTCTGGCATTTAGTTTTAAAGAGTCAGATATACTTTTATAGTGTTACGGTTTGCAATTTAATTTTCAATAGTTCAGTAATGGCTGCAACCATTTCTGGGCTGTTTTTTGTTTCGTCAAGTTGTAGTACTTCAATTGAAAATTTTGTAATTGCTTCTGCTAATGTCATTTTGTTCTCTTTTCTAGCGGAGCACCGCATTTAATTTCTTAGCAATGAGCTTAATTGCTCGAATGTTTTATGTGATTAAGTCGTGTACCAGGTCAAACAGGATTTCACCAGTTTCTGGGTTGACTATGTATGTGTAGGTCATGAGTGCCTCTTTATTTTTTGCTTCGATTCAAAGCCTTAATTCGATTTAGTTCGTTTCTGCATTCAGGAGTTCCGAAATAAGCAAAGAACTCTTCTAGCTCCTTAAATCTTATTCTTCTCCCACCAAACTTTATGGCAGGCTGAAATCTACTAATCAGTCTCATATCATTTTTTCTGTTATAAACTGTTGGTTTTGAAATACCATAGTATTTTGCAATTTCATCAGTTGTTAGAAAGTCGTTTGGTTGATATTCCATAATTTCCTTTCTAAGCTTCAAAGTCAAAACTGGTTTGTGAGTTCAGTCCACGAATTTCAAGTGTTGTGTTGAAAGAAGGTTGCCACATATCAAGATATTCTGTTGCTTCATCATAACGGCTTAATGGAATATCGCTATATTTCACAACATCAAAGCGGTTATTCAAATCTTTATAAAACTCTCTGAATACCTTGGCTCCTAACTTCTTATGAGCGTTTGAATACTTACCGCCAGTAAACATATAAACTTTGCTTGCTACTTTCTTCTGCAAAACTTTAGCTTTATTTGAAGGAAGTCCGAATCGGTCAGTCAAATCAAGAACTGAATTTTCGATTTGTTCGACCTTTTTGTTCAAGTTCACATTGCCTTGAGCAAGTAATGCGATTTGTTGTTCGGGAGTTTGAGGTAATTGCTTTTCTTCTTGAACTTTGAAATAAGTATCAACTAAAATATCGTACATGTCCCAAGCTTCATCAGTTCCTAAAGATTTCGCATGAAGCAATGCTCCTTTTTCCGTCCAAAGGTAGAGTTTTCGTATTTTATTTTGCGTTCCTAAATTTTGGGAATGCAAGAACTCTTTTAAATATTCCCCTACCAACAAAACAAAGTGTTTTCCTTCTTCAAATCGTGTACGGTTATTATTAAAGTTATTGCTAATGACTTTATTTGTCGTTCCATAACCATCAGCAATTTGTTGAGTAGTCAAAACTCGTTGACCATTTAATTCTGTAATTTGTAATTCGTTCATTTTTGAATCCTTTCTTTTTATAAAGTTCAAATTTTTTGGACTTTTTTATTAAAAAAATAAATACCAATATCTTCTTTTTTAATACCAAGAAGTTCTGTAGCGGCATCGATATCTGATTGTTTCCAGTATGATTTATTATTAAGCTTATCGGAAATAATTTTTTCTGATAAACCGATAGCCTTTGCAAAATCTTGCTGGCTACCATACTTTTCTTTAATGCGACCTTTCAATTTAGAATAATCAATAGTCATGATGCATCCTTTCTGTGTTTTAAATTTCTGCATACGCAGTAAGGGAAGTTCAGGAATCGAACCTGTTCGCCAGTCTTCCCTGCTCATTGTGAGCGATATCATAACTCCGTGCTATAATGTAAGTGACTAAACTAAAATTATATTGGAGGTTCTTATGAACTTTGAATTAAAAGAATTTACAAATATCCCTAACTGCTATCACAGCTTTAATGTAATCAATGAAGAACACTTTGAAGCTTATTGTGAATACTTAATAAAGGAAATGAGCTATTATTTTAACAAAACTCTGCCAACGGGTTTATCAATACTAAATCCTAACCCTCGTGAAGATATTCCAGAATATTCTTATCCCGACACTATCTATCTTCACATCGAAGATGGACTAAGAGAGTCTCAAGTTACTTATCAATTAGCTCATGAAATGTGCCACTATTTCATAAGTACTGGCATTAAAAATAATAATTTAACATATTTCGAAGAAACCTTATGCGATCTTAGTTCTCACTTCTTTTTAAGAAACAAAACAACTTATTACTTGAATTCTAGTTTTAGAGATTTAGTAGAATATGCCCCTGATCTAACTGACTATTCATCTAATGCACTAGCAAGTGCGACTGAGTTCAAACTTTCTTTCTCAACCTCATATGATAGATATGACAGAAATAATAACAAACATATTGTTAAGCTCCTTTTACCAATTTTTGAAAAAAACCCTAGTTTATGGTCAGAAGTCCCTAAACTTGCAAATATCGAGGCCTCTACCATCGGGAAACTTCTTGCTTTATGGAAAAACAAAGCCACAGCAGAACATAAAAAAGCTATTCAAGAAATACAAAACATCTTTAAATAACACCAATTCCTGGAACCCCAGGTTTACCGACTACTCCAAAATGTTTTCTTTCGACAGTTAAATTAAAGTTCATGTTGTATGACTCAGGCCATTCAGCGCCAATAATAACTTTGTTACTGTCTGATAGCAAAACAATCCAACCCATTTCTATATGAGCATTAACAATGTCTTTGATTTCTTCAAAATTGTCTAGCATTTTAACTTGTTTAATTTTTTCAAGGTTCATACCCTTCTCCTTTCCGCCCCTCTGGGGCTTTTTATTTGCCAAACTTGCTACTTACGTCGCGGTGGATACGTCGTGTACCGTCATTTGAGCCTGTTCCGTCTGCCGTACTAAATACTCCATGATTGTTCGCTTGTTTGATACTAAGTCCAAATGTTTTGAACTTTGTGATTTCATTATATCATTTGGAAAATAATTGTCAAGAGAAAAGTATAAAAAATTTGAACTTTTTTTATAAAAGTTTTATAATAAGTTCATGAAAAAAGAAAACTCTCAAATAAGATTAAAGAAAATAATGAACGACCGAGGATTAAGACAGGTTGATATACTTGAAAAATCAAAACCTTTTCAAGATAAATTGGGTATAAAAATGTCAAAAACTCATTTATCTAATTATATAAATGGAAAATCTAATCCCGATCAACAAAAATTGATATTATTATCTCAAACTTTGGGAGTTAGTGAGCCGTGGTTAATGGGTTATGACGTTCCAATGATTGAACCACGAGAATCAGAAAATGATTCTGAAACTATAGAAAAAACTGTTACAGTTATGAAAAAGTTGGAAGAGCCAAGACAAAAAGTAGTCTTAGATACTGCAAATATTCAATTAAAAGAACAAGAAGAACAAAACAAAGTTAAACAAATAGAAGATTATCGTTTAACTGATGAATATCTTGAAGAACAAATAAGTAAAGCTAGTGCCTATGGCGGTGGACAACTTAACGACAATGACAAAGAATTCTTCAAACGTTTGTTGAAAAATACTCTTAAAGAAAAAATTGATAAAGGCGATTTATGAGTAAACTTAGAGAGCTTTCTCGAGAGCTTGGTGCTGAAATTATATATTT